CGAAAGGTTAAGAGAACCTCTGTGTTCTCTGTGCCGCTGCGGTTTCAGCCGTAGGGCGGGTGGAGCACAGCGCAACCCGCCGCCTTGGTGCGGGCTGCGCGATGGCGGGTTACGCTTCGCTCACCCGCCCTACGAGCTGCGGTGAATTTGCTATCCGTTGCCGATGTTGGTGATGACGCCCATCGCGAACGGCGCGTAGACCGCGAGCACCTCCTCGGCGTAGACGCCGACCGGACGCTGCCGGGTCACCACCGGCCAGTCGATCTGGTAGTAATCCTGGCGGGTCTTGACCTCGGCGACGTTCGGCACCTCGTTCGACTGGTACTGGATCGGCAGGTTCTCGGCCCAGCCGAGGATCGTGCCGGGCGGCACGCGCGGGTGGATCTTGACCGGGATCTTCAGCCCGCCATTCAGCGCGAACGGGTTGAAGTAGAACGACACCGCGCCGGCCGCCGCCGGATTATAGGGGTTGTCGTCGCCATCGACGTTGTAGCGCAACAGCGGCCCCGAGGCGTTGGACAGCACCTTCGAGGTGATGTTCTTCAGCTCCTGGACGTTGACGTAGAGGACGGTCGGCGACACCTGGTAGAGGTTCCACATCTGCTGGCACATCGTGTCGATCTCGTTGACCGAGCCGCGGTCCGAGGCGGTCAATGGCGTGCCGGTGCCGGCGGTGCCGGTCGGCAGGATGCTGACATAGGCGTTGGAGCCGGCCTTTAAGGCGGCGGTCAGGAGGCCGTCATAGGCGTAGCTGGCATTGGCCGAATTGTCGGCGGTGATGGCCGACACCGCCTGCTGGCCGCCGGTCAACGGCGCCGAGAAGGTGGCGCTGTTGATCGTGGTGATCGCCTGCAAGGTCTCCGCGCCGGCGGTGCCGACATACCAGGCATAGGCGACCGCGCCCTGCAGCGCGGTGACGCTGGCGAACAGGGTCTGGCCCGAGGTCACCGCCTGGGTGGCGTTGGTGCTCTTGTTGGAGGAGCCGCCGGACAGCACAAAGGTCTTGCCGTCGGCGCCGGTGATCGTCTTGGTGGTGGCGATGCCGGTGGCCAGCGATGAATTCTGGTAGCCCTCGAGGGTCAGCGCGACGACGATGACCGAATAGGTCGCGCCCGGCAGGGTGGCGCCGGTGCCGGAGGCGGACAACACCGGAGTGGCGGGGGTGCCGAGCTGCAGCGTGGCATTGCCGGCGAGCACTGCCATCTCCTCCTTCAGCATCAATTTCTGCAGGAGGCGAAACGTCATGCGGGCCTGGATGTCCTCGAAGTGACGGCCGGCGCTGATCGCCTCGTAACTCGCCGCGTCCTCTTCGCCGATCGTCACATAGGAGGCCGATTTGGTAGCGGTCGTGTAGGACATCTGGCCCGAGCGCTGGCCCTCGGGAACCCAGCCCATCGCGTCGAAGCCGGAGCCGGTCAGCGCGGTGACCTGACGCCAGTTCGAGGCCGTGCCGGTGCCGCCGCCGACCCGCGGCAGCGCGTTGCGGATCGGCGTCACCACCGGGTAGAGGTTCTTGGCCGGCGCCTGCAAATCGTAGGCGACGAGGCCGGTCGAGGTTGAAATCGTCTTGGCGATGCGGTCGTCGGGCGTATTGAGCGCGCCTCGGACCAGATCGATGGTGTCCTGGGTCGGGTTCATCGGTCACTTCCCTTCGCTGGGGCAAATCGGAAATCAGGGATCAGAAATCAGGGATCAGGTTGCACGGCTTTGCCGCGCGAAGATCGCCTGCCGTCTCATTGCAGATACCCTGTGCCCGGCCTCGTGCCGGGCATCCACGTCTTCCTTGCCAAGTTCGAGGACGCTTCAAGTCGTGGATGGCCGGGACAAGCCCGGCCACGAGGGTGTGAGGTGAGGTTGGTGCGCGTTATCGCGAGAAGCCGGCGGGGGCGGCCGCGGGGGGCTATCGGGGTGGCGTGCGCCGCCTTGATCAAGGCGAGGGTGCGTTCCTCGTCGCTCATCCGGGCGAGCGCGGCGACGACGTCATCGGGCGAGGTGAAGCCGCCGTTGCCGTCGTCGCGTTTGGCGAGCGCCGCGATGCCGCGCGTCATGGTCAATGGCGGCAGCGGTGTCCGGGCGATCTCGTCGACCCGCTGCTGCAACGCGTCGAGCCGCGGCATGAGGTCGTCGGCGAGCTTGGCGAGCGCCATGCCGAGCGGCGCCAGGTCGGGCTGCCATGATTTGCGCAAGGTATCGGCCAATGCCATCGGGGCCAGTTCGGCCGGAGTGGCGTGTTCGGTCGGAGCGACGGCGGCGGCGGGCGGCCCGTGCGGGTCGATCCGCTCGCGCCAGGCGGCGACGATGCGCGCCTCGATCCGCGCCAGCTGACCCTCGGTGTAATGCCGCGCGTTGCCGGGCTGGTGGATATAGGCCCAGGCGGCGCGGATATGTTCTTCGGTATCGATCGGGTAGCGCTTCCGGCCATCGGCCTGGTAGCCGGGATCGGCATATTCGACGGGGTCCGGCGGATCGGCCGGGGACATGCCGGCACGACGTGCCATGCATTGCGCCGCCTCGGCCTTGGCGAGGTGGCGGTGGCCGGCGGTGCCGCAATCCCAGATCTGCACCGGTTCGTGCCGCGGTGCATGGTCGGTCATGTTCGCCGTGTCTTCGGCGGCGGGGGAGGCGGCCTTCCAGCAATCGAACACCGCCTCGGGGTTGGCCGGGCGGTCGACCACCGAGATCTCGGTCAGGCTGAGACCGGTGATGACCTTGCGGTCGCCGGGGTCGCGGGCGGTGACCCGGCCGCCGATCGAGAAGCCCTTGTAGACGCCCTCGGTGACCTTCCGCCACGCCTCGGCGTCGACGATCCGGGCGCCGAGATAGAGGCCGCGGTCGTCGACCGCGGCTTCGGGGGCGACACCGACCGCAGAAGGCTGGTGCATCTCGCGGATATTGGCGAAACGCATGTAGTCGGCCAGCGCGGCGTCGAGCGCCTCGCGCCGGATCACCTCGCCCTGGTCGTCCTCGGCCTCGGTCGAGGCATAGCCCCACACCATCCGCTGTTCGCGATCGACCTTGGCGATCGGCCAGTAGAAGCGCATCGGAAACCCTCCGGGTTCAAATCAAATGAAAGAACGCTTTAACGCAGAGGATGAGCAAAGGACGCGATGGCGTTGTACCGGCGCGAAGCGCCAGTATTTCCTGCTTTGGCAGGATTGATTGGGCGCTGCGCGCCCGAAAATCGCCTTTGCGTCCTTTGCGCATCCTCTGCGACCTCTGCGTTGAAGCGTTTTTTTAAATTTCGTGGGCGCTGATCCCGACATTCTCGATCGTCGCGGTGCCGCCGGTGATCGCGGCGAGGCCGAGATCGAGCCACAGCGCGGTGCCGAGGCTCAGCCCGGTGACGACGCAGGCGACCGAGAACGGCACCTTGCCGGCGGTCGTCGCGTCGACGTAATTGAGGTTGCCGCCGCAGGCGGTGCCGGTCAGCGCCGCGCCGTTGGTCGGGGCCGTGCCGGTGCCGGTGCGGAGCTGCAGCTTGGCGCCGTCGGCGATCGCGGTCGCGTTGAACACATCGCCCGAGATGACGACCAGGATGCGGCCGGTGACGGTCGGGGTGATCGAGCCGTTGAGCCCGGTCATGACGCCGGTGGTCGAGGTCGTGCCGGTCGGGTTAGAGGGCGTCGCCTGGCTCGTCGCCACCAATGGCTGGCGGGCGACCGTCTTCCACTTCGCCCCGTCGTAGAACCCCATCCACCAGCCATAGGCGGTGTTGATCACCACATTGGCCGAGCCGTCGATATTGCCGGCGGCCGGGGTGATGGTGATCGCGTTCGCGGCGGCGTTGCCGGTCTTGTCGAGCACGATGGCGGTGGCGCCGGTCTGCGGCGAGGCTTCCAGGGTGACCGCGACCGCACCACTCGAGGTGTCGATGTTCAGGTAATAATCGGTGCCGAGGCGGCTGATCGAGCCGGATTGGGCCGGCGAGCGGCTGGCCTGGATGATGCCGACCGCGCTCAGGTCGAACTGGCCGCCGCTGGCATTCGGCGAGATTTTCAGCCGATGGCCGGAGGACAGCCCGAGATAGACTTTGGCGGTGCCATCGACGAACAGCTGTTGGGTGTTGTCGCCGGCGTCGAAACAGGAGACGAAGGCGATGCCGGCGCCGATGCAATTGGTGTTCGGCAGCACGCCGTTCTGAAACATCGCGCCATAGAGCTGCGGCTTGTAGAGGAGCCCGGCGACTAGGCCGGTATCGGCGCCAATCGCCGTCGTGGTGCCGACAAAATTGCCGTTGGCGATCAGGTTGCCGGCGCCGGCGGTCGCGCTGATCCCGGTGTAGCAGCCGGTCAGATAGGGGCTGAGGAGGGTGTTGTTTTTGGCATTGGCCGAGGTGATCGAGATGCATTTCCCGGTGGTGCCGCCGGCCTGGCCGGAGAAGGCCAGGACATTGTTGCCGACCGAGGCGCCGGAAAAGAGGAGCGCCGTGCCGTTGCCGGTGTTGCCGCCCCAGCCGGACTGGATCTCGAGGTCGGTCTGGGTGACCTGCACCAGCTCGACCCCGGCCGCCGCCGATGAGGTGGTGCCATCAGGGGCATTGACGCCGAGCGCGAAGAGGCGCAGCCGCGACGAGCCGACCTTGTTGACCTTGCAGCCGGCCGCCGTGGTCGAGGACGATGCGTCATATTGCTGGCAGATCACATAGTCGATCTGCGACATCGTAAAGCTGTCGCTGAGGTCGTTGGCGCCGAGCTGGAACACCGGGCCGGTCGCGTTCGACCCCTTGACGCTCAGCCGACCGGGGCCGATCCACAGATTGTTGCAGACGCCCGAACCGCCGGTGCAGAGCAGCGTGAGGGTCGGCGTCGTGGTGATTGTGCGGCCGTCGAGATCGACCCCGCCATCCGGGGTGACGATCTTGAAGCCGTCCGATTGCAGGTTGACCGGCGAAGTGCCGACATCGATCGTGATCTGCGCGGTGACCTTGTAGGTCTTGTGCAGGAACGACAGCGTGTAACCGTTGGTCAGCGCCGATGACACGGCGCTGGTGATCGCGCTGGTGTCGTCGTTGCTGTCGTCGCCCTTGGCGCCGTAATCCTCCGGGGTGACGTTCTTGTGCAGGCCGAGGTTCAGACGCGCGGCCTGCGGAGTGCCCGCATTGCTGGCGTCGGGCGCCATGCCAGGCGGCTGTTGCGCACCGGCGAAAGCCAGGGCTGGCGTCAGCGTCAGCGCGAGGCCTAGGGCGAGGATATGGCGCATCAGCGGCCCTCCAGCACGACGACGGTGGTGCCGGCGGCGCTGATCGCGTGCACGACGCTGCCGGCGACGATGGCGCTTTCCCAGCACATCGAGCCGCCCTGGTGTCCGGCCACCGACACCCCCTAAGGCCCAGCCCGAACCGGCGACCGCCGCCTGGTCGAAGCCGAGCGACAACAGCCCGGTGCCGATGTTCATCAGGCACAGATAGCGGCGGCTGGTGCTCGACCCGAGGGTGGTGTCGGTGTTGGCGGCAAGCGTAACGACGGTCTGCTTGATCGGCACATTGGACGGCGCGACGATTTCCGCGCCGTGCGCGATCGGGGCGAGGGCGAATGTCAGTGCAGTCGTCACCACTACAGGCGCCGCGTGGCGGCGCAAAAGGCTGATCATGCGAATTACGCTCCTTGGTGTAAGAACGTCATCCCGGCGAAGGCCGAGACCCATTGTTCCGCTTCCGAGGCGGCCGAAAGATGGATCCCGGCCTGCGCCGGGATGACGATTGAGGAACGGCTCCCGAGTACTCCCACTTGCTCGTCATCCCCGGGCTGGTCCCGGGGATCCACGTCTTGATTCCGCGCGTCAAATCGGAAGACGTGGGTGGCCGGGACAAAGCCCGGCCACGGGGCATCTGATCAGCGGCCGAAGGGGTCGCCGCTCGGGGCGAGCGGGACGGCGCCGCCGCGGCCGTAGATCCGCGGCGTCTCGCCGCCCGGGACGGGGTCGAAACCTAGGAGGTCGCGCGCCTCGTTGATCGTGTAGACGCCGTCCCTGAGGTAGATGTCGAGCATTCGGGCCTGCTCGGCGGGGTCGGCCGGGCGCTGATCGATCCAGGCGAATTCGAGGTCGCGATGCCCCATCCGGTCCTGGATCACGTGATCGGCGAGGCGCTTGACCCAGCCCATCAACGGCGCCAGCCCCTCGGCGAGCGCGGCCTCCTGGGCGGTCTCGGCGGTCGCCCGGTTGAGCTGATGGACAAACGGGGTCGCGGGCAACGAGAAGGCGTAGCAGACGATGCGGGCCAGCCACTCGTCGAACTCGTCCTTGTAGGGCGCCTCCTTGAAGGGCTGGTACTTGGTGCCGGAGGGCCCCCAGACGAGGCGTGAGCGCGACGCGGTGTTGCCGGCCAGGACGCTGTCGAACCATTCCTGGAACTGGCGGATCTGCTCGGGGCTCCAGCCGTCCGGGGCGTTCAATAGGCCCGGCGGCACATTGCCCTCGGTGAAATGGTGCAATTGCATCGCCTGGCGGCGCAAAGCGATGTTGACGGTCATCACGATCTGCTCGACCGGGCCGAAACCGTAGGCCTTGTGCGGCCGCGGGTTGCGCGGCAGGTAGAGGAGGTCGTCCGAGGTCAGCAATTTCCACGGGCGGCCGTGGATCACCTGCTCGAAGGCCGGGGCCGGCGGTTTCGGCCGACGGCCGGTGTCGTCGACCAGCAGCTTGATCGTCGCGCCGTCGACGACGTCGAGGCCGATGATGTCGCCGCCGCGGTTGCGGCGGATTTCGAGGGCCGGCGCGTCGAGCACCAGCAGGTCCTCGACGAGTTCGCGCAGCCAGGTCGCAAAGGGCCGCTCGCCGTCGGGGCGGTTCCAGAATAGGGCGAGGCGGTCGGCGCGCGCGAGGGCGTCGGCGGCCGGGCGGTTGGCGTTGCGCGGCTTGACGTCTTTCGCTTTGATCGCCCAATCGAGTTTTTCGAGCTGGTCCTTGCGGGTCTCGATCGCCAGGCGGGTGATGTCATGCGCCTCGGCCAATGCGCGCAATTCGACGAAGGAAACCGGCTCATAGGCGCGCGGCGTGTAGATCGTGTTGACACCGACCGGGAAGTCCCAAAGCCGCAGCCGCTCGGGCTCCGGCGGGGCCAGCGGATAGCCGGGCGAGAAGATGCCCTGGCCGGGCTGGAACACGCTGGCGAACCGCGTCTCCAACCCCGGCTGGCCCCAGCTGTAGGTGACATCGAGGGGCGTGCGGGTGCCGCCTTCGGGCATGGGCTCATGCTCCTGAAGAAAAGGGTTTCACCAGTGAGGCGGTGAGACAGTGAGAAGAGAGGCGCGCCGCAGGCGTGCTAGAAAGGAACGCTTTAAACGCAGAGGACGCGAAGGTCATGCAGAGGGCGCGAAGGCAGATCAGCTGCACCGAGGCCATCGCGTACCTCCGCGTATCCTTTGCGTCCTCCGCGGTGAAGAGTTGTTGTTTGGCCGCTTCGCGGCCGGACACCTCACTGCCTCACTGCCTCATTGTCTCACTGGTGATTTGAACTAGAAGGTGGACCAGGCGGTGCGCTTCCAGGTGTTGGGCGCGGTGCAGGCGTAGAGGTAGTTGGAGTCGAACTCGATCTGGCCGGTCTGGCACGCGGCGGAACTTGTCGCCGGCGTGCCGATGGCCGGGAACATGCCATTGGCCGAGGCGGTCGCTGAGCTTGTCGTCACCACCCGGAAGTTGCTGCCGTCGAACTGCAATTCGACCTGCTCGCAATTCTGGTGGTAGAGGGTCAGCGAGGTTTACGCGCCGCGCGAGCCGGGTAAGAGGATGGTGCCGCCGCTGGTCGCGTTGACCTGGACGGTCAGGTTCTTGCCGTTGTCCGAGGCGAAACCCATCGACCAGCCGGCGGCGATCGCGGTGGTCGAGGGCAGGGTGACGGTCAGGCTCGAGATCGGCGAATTGTAGTTCGACAGCGAGAGGCCGCATTCGGCCGCGGCAGCAGCGTAAGTGCTGACCGCCGGAAAACTCCATCTGGCGAGGCAGGTGCCGCCGGTCATGCCGATCGCCGCGGCGCTGGCCGGCGTCACCTGCAGCGGGCGGAAATTGGCGCCGTCGAACTCGACGATCGCCAGTTCGTAATTGCCGGCGGCCAATTGCAGCGAGCCGGTCGCCGCGCCGCTGCCAGGAAAGAGGATATGGCCGCCATTGGTGGCGTTGACCTGCAACGCGGCGAGCTTGCCGTTGTCATTGGCGATCGCCACTGTCCAGCCCGGGTTGATCGCGGTGACCGAGGGCAATGTCACGGTCAGGTAAGCGAGCGGGCTGTTATAGGCGGAGATCGCCGCGCCGTTGTCGGCGACGCCGGCATTGTAGGCGCTGGCCGAGGGGAACAGCCAGCGAGACAGGCCGCCGGTGCCGGCCAGGCCCAATTGCTGAGCGGTCGCCGGCGTCACCTGCTCGACCCGGAAGTTGCCGCCGCCGTCATATTGCAAGGTCAGGTATTCGTAGGAGTTGCCGGCGAGGGTCAACGAGGTCTGCGCCGCGGCATTGGCCAGTGGGTAGAGGATATGGCCGCCGCTCACGCCGTTGACCTGGACGCTCATGCTCTTGCCCTGGTCGGTCGCCAGGCCGATCGACCAGCCCGAGGGCAGGCTGGTGGTCGACGGCAAGGTGACGGTCAGGCCGCTCGCGGTGTTGTAGCTCGACAAAACATTGCCGTTGTCCGCCAGACTGGCGGCATAGCCGGCGGTTGACGGGTAGAGCCAGTTGCCGGGCCAATCGCGGCTCTGCAATCCGTTGGTCGCCAAGGTGTTGCGGGTGCCGGCGGTGACCCGGAAGTTGTTGCCGTCGGATTGCAATTGCAGATATTCGTAATTGCCGGGGCCGAGCGTCACCGTGCCCAGCGACTTGCCGCCGGCCAGGATCGATCCCGAGGGCGCGGTGACGCTCAGTCCCTTGCCGTTGTCGGTGGCAAACCCCATCGACCAGCCGGCGCCAACCGCGCCGGGCGTCGGCAATGTCACCGCCAGCGATGCACCGGGCGCGTTATAGGACGACAGCATGGTCTTGTCGTCGATGCCGCCGGCGGTGTAGGTCGCAGCGGCGGGGAACTGCCACTGCGCCCAGCTGCCGGTGCCGACGATCTGGATGCCGACGGATTGCGGGCCGCGGTTCGTGACATTGCCGGCATAGGTCGGGTTGATCAGCACATTGCGCGTGCTGGCCGTCGCGTTGACCGCGGTGGTGCAGGCGAAATAGGGCGAGACAAAGCTGTTCTGCCCGTCATGGTTGAAGGTGATGCCGAGGCAGGTGGGTGAGGCCTCCATGTCGAAGGCGAAGACCGTGTTGGCGAAATTGTAGCCCTGTTCGAGCAGGAGCGCGGTGCCGCCGGTGCCCGAGGCCGAGCCGGCGCCGGAGATGCGCGAGAACTGCGTCTGCTCGAGGGGCGATGCCGGCGGCGCCGCCGGCCGCGTCGGCGACCGCGAAGATGTCGCTGTCGAGGACGTAATTGAGCTGCAGCCCGCCGGCGCCGGAGGCGGTCGAGGCATTGTTGACGACGAGGTGGTCGAGTTTCAGTGAATTATGCGCATCGGAGAAATCGACGAGGCCGACCCGCACCGCGTAACCCGGCGTGTTGGCGGTGACGAATAAGGTGCCTTCCTGGCGGAAGTAGAAGCAGTTGGCCGGGCTCGCCGGGGTGCCGCCGGAGCATTGGATTTGGAGTACGGCGCCCGAGGCGATCGTGCGGCCGTCCAGCGTCGCGCCGTGCGAGATCAGCCGGAAACCGTTGCCGGCCTGGCCGGCGTAGTCGATCGTGATACGGCTGGTCACTTTATAGGTGCCGGCCGGGATGTTGACCGGCCAGTTGTTGGTGACGGCGGTGTTGATCGCGGTCTGGATCGCGCTGGTGTCGTCGTGGCTGCCGTCGCCGACCGCGCCCCCGGACATGCTGGGACACCTGACATCGAGCCAGGGCCGGCCGGAGCACATCAACACATCGCCGTTCAGCGTGGCGGTGCCGGTGGTCGACAGCGTCGAGAAATTGCCGGGCGATTGCGCCCGCGCCCCCCAGGCGGCGACACAGATTGCCAATGCCGCCAGGACGGCGATCAGCGCATCGATATAGCGACGCGCTTTGGTGTCGGAGGGATGGATCGGCGCCCTGCGTCCTTCGAGACGGCCGCTGCGCGGCCTCCTCAGGATGAGGTTTTTCCTTAATGCCATCACTTACATCCCCTCATCCTGAGGAGTGTTCCGGCGAGCGCTGGAGCGCGTCTCGAAGGATCCTGGTTGTTCATGCAGCACCGGCTGCTTGACCGTGAGCATCCTCATCACCAGCGGCGGGCGGCGAAGGCCTGGCCGGTCGTCGCGCCATAGAGGCTGACCGCGCCGGCCGGCTTGTAGCCGGACGGGGTGGCGAAAACCCCGCCATTGGCGGCGATCTGGATCGAGGCGCCGCCATTGGAGGCGGTGCCGACATCGCTGACCCACAACGCGGCCGACGAATTGTTCTGCACGATAAAACCATTCACCGGCACCGCGCCACCGAACAGGGTCTGCGCGCTGCCGCCGGTTGCCACAGTGCCGCTGCCGTCGCTCGCCGCGATGGCGGCGGTGTTGACCACCGGCAGCGGGTTCTGCGGCCCGACCGGGCTCGCCACGCCCTGCGCGTTGGCAGCGGCCGGCGCGTGCACCGGCACGAGGCTGCCATTGCCGTCGATCACGGTCGACAGCGACTGCACACGGGTGTTGGCGTCTTTGACGAGCAGTGTCATTGGGTCTCCGATAAATTCACAGTGAGACGGTCAGACAGCGAGAAATAAACGCTTTAACGCAGAGGGCGCGGAGGACACGCAAAGGACGCGATGGCGCCTCAGCTGCTCCGATGCCTTCGCGTTTCTCAGCGAAACCTCCGCGTCCTTTGCGGTAAAGTTCTTTTGCGCGCTGCGCGCGCGGGTAGCTCACTCTGTCGGCTGCTCCTGGGCGGCCCGGCGATAGGCCTCGTACATGCCGGCGCCGGCCATCGGTTCGACGAACAATTCGCTCAAGGCCCAGACGAGGGCGTCGACCCGGTCGGGCGAATAGCCGGCGCTGTCGCGGTCGAAATCACTGGTAAAGGCGCGCATCTGGTCTTCGAGCTGCGGCAGGGCGCCGAGATGATGGATGCGGCCCTGCTCGTAGAGCATGGTCACCGGCTCGGCGCGCGCGACCTTGCCGCGCG